ATGTTGGAACCCTGTATAACACGAACACCTCCCAATCTCGTTCGCTTATGGACCGAATGAAACCTTACCAATATCTCTACAATGTATTTATGTATCGGACTGAACTTGCCTTTGCAAAATCTAAGGGTAAGATTTCTGTGCTTGATACTTCTCGGATTCCCGATGGTTGGGATATGGATAAGTGGATGTACTATGCTGAGATTCTCGGTTGGGCGATTGAAGACCCCTTTAAAGAAGGTAATAAAGGTTCAGCTACAGGGAAACTTGCAGGTCAAATGAATCAGAACTCCAAAGTACTTGACCTTGAGATGGGTAGCTACATTCAGCAGCACGTTATGATGCTTGATTTTATTAAGCGTGAACTTGGTGAAATTGCTGGTGTTACTTCTCAACGACAGGGACAAATTGAGAACCGTGAGACTGTCGGAGGTATTGAAAGAGCTGTTACTCAGTCCAGCCACATCACAGAGAAATGGTTTATGATGCACGATAATACCAAACTCAGAGTTCTTGAGACTCTTCTTGAGACAGCGAAGTATGCGTGGAGGAATAAATCACATGAGAAATTGCAGTACATCTCCGATGAGATGGCTTCGATTATAACTGAGATTGATGGTCAGCAGTTCAATGAAGCTGATTACGGGATCATGATTTCCAATGCTACCAATGATGCTGAACTAATCAGTACCATGAAGCAACTCGCTCAGGCAGGATTACAGAACGATAAAATCAACTTCTCTGGTCTGATGGACATCTATCTCTCTGATTCAATGTCGAGTATCCGTAGAAAGATTGAGACCTACGAGGAAGAGGCTATTCAACGTCAGCAAGAACAGTTCGAGCAAACCAATGAAACGCAGCAACAAGCTGTCGCTGCTGAAGCTGAATCGAAACAAGCTGACCGTGAGAACGATATGCAAAAGACTCTGGTTAAAGCTGAGACTGACATTACTGTTGCTCAGATTCAATCTGATTCAAACATTGATGTTGATACAGGAGATGCTGCTCGTGCAACCATTGAAAAACTCAAGCAGGATTGGGCAGAAATGAATAAAAAGTATACTCTCGAAGACAAAAAACATTCTGAAAATGTACGTCACAACAAGGCGACTGAGGTGATTGACAAGAAAAAAGCGATGCAAAAACCAGCGAAAGCTGTTAAATAGGCTATACCAAATTAAGAAACACATCTAACAACTTGTGTTAGGTATTTTATAAATTTAACTTTGTAAAAGAAGAAGCAAAATGGCGAAACAAGGCGAAGAACAAAGAGATCAGCTCTTTGACATGAATGTTGGCGACGGACTAATCGAAGTCAACGTAGAAGAAAAACCAGCAGCAACGGCTGTTGAAGACACTAATACTGAGGACGATGCAACCAAAGCAGCAAAAGCTGCAAAGGCAGCAGAAGCAAGAGAAGCCACTCAGTATGAAGATGGAACATTCGAGATTGACGATACGCCATCGGAAGACACTGAAGCTGCTTCGGCAGCAGAAAAGACTGAAAAAAAGGAAGAGATCAAAAAGACTCCCTCGAAGGATGGTTCGAGCGATTCTTCTTCTTCTTCGCCATATTTAGCCTTCGCACGAGACAGAGCCAATGAGGGGGTCTTTCTTGATTTTAACGACGAAGATTGGGCGACTCTAAAAGAGAGAAATGAAGGAGATGAAGCTGCTGCTCTGAGGGAACTCTCTCAGATTTCTGTACGAGAACAAATCCGTTTAGGTGTTGAATCCTTTAAGGATTCTCTGACAGATGAAGAGAGAAATCTCTATGAGGCTAAAGAGAAAGGTCTTCCAGTTGATGATTACTCAGTTGCAAAACGCAACTACGAAAAGTACTCTAAAATCAAGGAAGACGATCTCGCTGAGAATGTTGAGCTTCAGGAAGACGTTGTAACCAAATCCCTTGAGATGCGTGGGTATGGTCCCGAAGAAATCAAGGAAGAGATTGAAGGTTACAAAGCTCTTGAAAATCTTGAAGCGAAAGCAAAGAAAGCTCTCAAAACGGTTCCTGTTTCTTACAAAGGTAAGATGACCGACATGGAACAAGGAGCAGAAGCAGCCGAAAATGCTCGACAAGACGGTATTCGTCAGCGTGTAGCAAGGATGAAAAGGACGGTTGAGAACACTCCGGAGATTATTCCCGGAATCAAATTGACCAAACCAACAAGGGAAAAAATTATGAACTCCATGACTGTTCCGATTGCAAAGGACAAAAATGGAAATCCTCTGAATCCTGTGATGGCTACAAGGAGTAAGAATCCGGACGCTTTCGAAATGATGATTCATTACTATCATCAACTTGGTCTCTTTAATATAGATGATGACGGTCAGATGAAACCTGATTTTAGTAAAATCGCAAAGGTTCAGAAGACTAAGGCAACGGATGAAATGAGGAGTATTTTTGAATCCACAGAGAAACCGATTGCAGGAAAAGCAAAAGTACCTAAACAGTCTGAAGATGAGTTAGATGACTTTGAAAAGGCGTTTAGAAGATTATAATCTTAATATTCACAAGCTCCTAAAAAAGCAAAAATGAGAATTTCACCATTTCAACTTTATGAATCTGAGGACATCACCGGACTCGTAACCAAGTCTCACTTGGGTTACAGGTTTGGTATTGAGCCTCAACAAGCGTCTAAAGTTGCTACCATGATTCATCAAGCGAATCTTGGTGCGACTGTCAATGCTTATCTCAATCAGTTCCCAACTCTCACGCTTCAGAGCGATGATGATTTCACATGGGACATCACTACCAATGGTAAGAAAAATATACCTCTTGCCAAAGCCGAAGTTACTCTCGGAACCACCGTTACTGCCGCATCTCAGGCTGGTCTCAACTTTGCAGAATTTTACCTGTATTTCCATGAGGCTTACTTTACTGATGTGAACCAGATTGTCGGTGAGCGTCTTGAAGTATATCCTATCAGGGTTCTGGAAGACCCTGTAAACGTAGGTGGACTTTGGAGATACAGGTGTAATCTGAACACCGGAGATACTGCTCTGTTTATTCCATTCGACGAAATTCAGGCAGGGAAACGTTTCTCAAAGGACTTCTCCCCTGTGGAGCAAGAACTTTCAGTTAAGGGTGGTGGAGTTCATTATACCTTCCCTTACAAGATGATGAACGCTTTCACCATGATCCGGATGCAAGACACCATTCCCGGCAACATGATCGAACGTCCTGTCAAATTCTCTTGGGTCGATCCAGTATCGAAGAAGATGATGACGACTTGGATGGACTACCGTTCATACGAGCTGGAAATGCAGTATCAGGACGAGATCAACCACATGATCATGTACTCTACCACCAATAAGAGTTCCGATGGTAAGTATGTGCAACGTGGGAAATCGGGTCGTGTATTGCAAATGGGTGCTGGAATCAAGCAGCAAATGGAAGCTGCCAACTACAATACCTACAACTCCTTTGACATCAAGAAGTTCACTGAAATGCTGCTCGACCTTACCGTTGGTAAGATTGTGATGGGACAACGTGAAGTGACTGTTCTCACAGGTGAGTGGGGAATGTATCAATTCCATGAGGCTCTCGAAAACTACACTGCACTGTACACTCCTGCAAGGGACAACTACAGGATTTATGCAGGTGGAAAAGGAGTTACCGGAGCTATTGCTCCAATGGGATTCCGTGGACAGTTCTTGGAGTATATTGGTCCTAACGGTATCAAGGTGAACATCGTCCATGATGCACTGAAGGATGACTTTGCTCGTAACAAGATTTATTTCCCCGGTGGACAAGGACTCGCTGAGAGTCGTGTTTATGAAATCCTGAACATGGGTACTTCCGATGGAAAGCCGAACATTCAGAAAGTGGCTCTATCCAAGTTTGGAGACATTCGTGGATACGAACCCGGACTGAGAGACCCGTTCACTATTGGTCAAACCAATAGGATTATGAGTAATCCGAAGGATGCTTGGACCGAGCACAGGGCGTACACTGGTGGAGCTATCGTTTACGATCCCACTCGTACAGCAACATATAAGCCTATCATCCTTTAAGAGGGTAACAGGTATAGTTCTTTCACATATTAAAAGAAGAAGAAAATGGCTAAAAAAAGTGATGGCGAAAACACTACAGCCACTTCCGAAGCACCTAAATCTCAGGTGCTTCAGAAGAAAGCTGTTGAGGTAAAAGAGGTAAAACCAGCCTTTAGTTTACCGAATACTAAAGTTCATGTGAAACCCATTCTCCGATCCGGAAAGTGGCTTCCGGATGGACACTCTGGATCGTTCATGTATGATCACACCAGTATTGGTCTCCAAGTTCCTATTGATAGGGACACAGGAAGATTGAAAAATCCTCTGACACCAGAGGAAAGAGAGTTCTTTGAAAATAATTCTGATCTCGACCTTGAGGGAGGAGACCTAAATCCGTATCGGAAGAAAGATAACTTCTGGCACGATTTCAGGGTAATTATTCGTAAGAGTGATGATATCGTAACTGATAAAACAATTCTTATGACTCTTGACTTGAGTAATCCGATTCAGTATTTGCAGTATAAAGTATTGATGATAAACTCACAACCTGACGGAGGTCTTGTAGCTCCTGAATGGGATAAGCGTTTATCAAGTGGTACTTACCGGATTGCCTTACAGCATGAGGGACAGCAGTTTACTGATAAGATCAAGAAGGCTGACTCAATGAAGATAGCATACAAACACCTGTCGAAGATTGATGCCTCGTCAGAAACAATGTATGACTTCCTTACGATTTATTATCTTGAGAACGCCAAGAGTAAGCGTCCTTCTGAAAATTCACATAAGGACTTCTATTACTCAGAGATTCAGGATTTGATTGACTCTGATCTTGAAGGAGTTGTTATGATCATTGAAGATACTGTTAATTACGAATTTAAACTTCTGGTACACAGAGGTTTGAAGACAGGATCACTTAAAATGGTAGCAGGTGGTCACATCGAAACCATTGATGGTATTCCAGTTGGAAAGAGTCTTTATCAGGCGATTCAATGGCTCAAGGATGACAAGCATCAGGATGAATATTTACGCTTAAAGAATCAGATTGAACTTGCTAAATAAAATAGCATGACCGCAGAACAAATGAAATATGAGTTTGACGTTGGTTACGACAGAATAACCAACTTTGATGCTCCGGGATATGTACCGAAAGAGATTTCGACTTTTCTCACCAGAGCACAGGAAGAGATTGTCCATGACACTCTCGAAGCCAGTGCGTATGATGAGAAGAACAAGAAAGCTCTGTCTCGCCTGAGACAGGTAATTCCCCTTTCGACATTTTCTGCTGGTAACTACCCTAATGGCTTCCTCTCCACTCTCCAAGTTTACTTGGATAGTGGTGTAGGAGGTACTATAGGTTTTACTACAGGTACAGGTGGAACTATTATAGACTCACTTGCAAGATTTATTAGTTCAGGATTCCGTGTAGGAGATCAGGTAATTGTTACAGGAGCATCAGATTCTAATAACAATATAACTTATAGTATCACAGGAGTTACTGCAAGTACATTAACTGTATCATCTGAGACTCCTGTAGGTACAAGTAAGGGTGGAGAATTAAATATAATTTTTAAAACTGACCCTGTTCTCAGAGTTCGTAATGAAAGAGCAGACATTGCTTTGATAGCAGGTAATTTCTACTTTGATAAAATTGCAGGAAATGCGATTACCGATATTGAAGTGGACCCAATAGATGATGACTTCTACAGTGCAAATAAGGACAATCCTTACAAGAAGCCAAACATCAGAAAGATTTGGAGGATCGACAGTGCAGACGAATCCTCAAAAGAACATGAGTATATAACTGATGGTACATTCACCCTCACGACTATACACCTGCACATAGATCGGAAACCAAGAGCAATTATTGTTCCTGAAGAAGCAACCCTTCTGTATATTGCAGGAGATGGTACTATAGATGGAATTTACTTTGTAGATTACCACACAGGACTTGATTGTTTACTTGATCCAATCGTACATCGTGAAATTGTAGATAGAGCAATTAAACTTGCTTACGCTGCACTTCAGGATCAAACAGGATTTCAAATTAGTACAGTACAAGAACGACAAGAATAATATTTTTAGTTTAACTTAATACCCATATACAATGGACACAATTAAAAACGTAACTCAACTTTTTAT